TCGGCGATCCGGACGCGGCTCTACAACGCCTGCCGGGGCGGCTGCGGCCATTCGCGGCTCAAGAACGCGGAGGCGGGCAATGTCCAAACCGCAGTCTGACATTCCGGTCTCCGAAGCGCTGCGGCGCCTGCGCGACATGTTCCTGCCCTATGCCGACGACGGCGTCGAAATCCTGCCCGAGGCCCTGCGCGACATCGTCGAGCTGCTCGGCTCGGCCGCCGACGAGGCGATCGTGCTGGAGACTCTGGCGCAGCGCCCGCTCGATCGGCTCGCCCGCGACGCAGAGCGTTTCGTCGCCGACAACGTCATTTTCTTCCCCTCGAAAACCGCAGCAATGGAGCCCTTCAATGGCCGTTAAATCCAAGACCAAGGGCGCCAATGCGCCCGTGCCGCAAACCAAGGACGAAGCCGCGCGGTGGGTCCGCGAGATCGGCGACAATAATCGCGAGATCGCGCGCATCGAAGCCGACATGAACGACGCCATCGCCCAGCTGCGCGAAGACGCCGGCGAAAAGGCGACACCGCTGATCGAGCGCACGAAACTCCTGACCGAGGGCCTGCGCACCTGGTGCGAGGCCAATCGCGCCATGCTCACTGACGGCATGAAACGCAAATGGGCTGATCTCGGCGCCGGCAAGATCGAATGGCGCACCTCGCCGCCGAAGGTGACGATCAAGGGTGTCGAGGCTGTTCTCACAGCGATCAAGACTCTCGGCCTGGCGCAATTCCTTCGCACAAAGGAGGAAATCGACAAGGAGGCCATGCTGCGCGAGCCGGACAAGGCGCGGCTGGTTCCGGGCGTCTCTATCGGCTCGGAAGGCGAGAACTTTTCCGTCGAGCCGTTCGAGGCCGTGCTCGAGGGAGGCAAGTGATGGAAGGCATACGCTACGGCCTCTCGGTCTATGTGACCTCGGACAAGCTCGCCTCGGACACGGTGGTGACGCTCGAAAGCCCGAGGCCTCTTCCGCCCGTGACGGCCCGTTCCGATCTCAAGGCTTTGATGGCGTCGATCGACTGTTGCGAGGCGTTCGAGAGCCTCGCCAAGAGCGCCGACGACTGGCGGCTGATGACCGACGAGGAAATCGCCCGCTTCAAGAAGGAGACGCAGCATGCATGACCCCGCGCTCATCGAGCACGCCAAAGCGGGCGAGCTGCGCCCGGTCCAGCCCGGCGACAAAATCATCGTTCGCGGCCTCGGGAAAGTCGAGGTCAAGGCCCTGTGGCCGGATCGCGACATGGTCGAGGTCCAAACCAAGGACGGCTTCGCCTTCCTCGTCTTTGGCGACCACATCCTCATTCCCCGGAGGGTTTCATGAAAACAGCATTCTATTCCGGCCTCGCGCTCGGGTTTTCGTTCCTCGCGGGCGGCCTGATCTGGCTGCACGATCCCATGGGCGCCGCGCTCGCTTTCGCAGCCGCCGTCTTGGCCCAGGTCGCCGCGATCGACCGGGCGCTTCGCGCCATGACGGATGACGTGCTGACGGCGTCGCGCCAGCTCGACGCGCTCGCGCAGGAGGCCCCCCATGACTGAGCATCGCTCGTTCAAGCCGGCCAACGGCAAAGAGGCGTCCGAATTCAAGCGCGCCTGGTGCGACAATTGCGCGCGCGCCAGCCGCCCCGAGCGTTGCTGGATCCGCCATCGCGGAATCATGCTCGACCCGGCCGACACCGATTATCCGCAGGAATGGCGGATCGGCGAGGACGGCCCGGAATGCACGGCCTTCGCGCCGAACGCGCGGAGGGTCGGATGAACCTTCCTAAGTTGGCCCTGTCCGTCCGCCAGCCTTGGGCCTGGGCGATCATTTTTGGCGGCAAGGATATCGAAAACCGCTCGCAGTTTTCGCTAAAGCACATGAATTTCGACCGCGTCGAGCGCATCGCCATTCACGCTGCAAAGGGAATGACCAAAGAGGAATATGCCTCTGCCGCCGACTTCATGGCCCGTGGCGGCGTTGCTTGTCCTCCGGCAGCGGAGTTGCGGCGCGGCGGCATTATCGGCTCGGTCTCGGTTAAAGGCATAACAAAGCAAAGCGCCTCGCGCTGGTTTATTGGCCCGCGCGGAATTCGGCTCGCCGATCCGGAGCCGTGCGACTTCATCCCATGCGCGGGAAGCCTCGGTCTATTCGATTGGGGAGCGGCGGCCACGACAGAGGCGCCCGATCCGGCGAAATGGATGCTTGCGCAGAAGGTTGCTGAGGGGAGGCTACTTTGACCGCCGTTCACCCCTCCCAGATCAGGGCGATCCATGTGCTGAAAGGCCAGTCCGGCCTTTCGGAAGCGGAATATCGCGAGCACCTTAAATCCCGTTTCAAGGTGGTTTCGAGCAAGGATCTGACGGACGCCCAGGCGGGCCTCCTGATGGATGATTTGCGCGCGCTCACCGGGACCAAAGCGCCCCGGACGTCAGCCAAAAAGGCGAGCGGCAAATTCGCCCCCGTCCTGCAGGCGCTCTGGATCGCCGGCTACAATCTCGGCATCGTCGAGAACGCCGACGACGCCGCGCTGCTGGCCTTCGTCAAGCGCCAGTGCAAGGTCGATCATGATCGCTTTCTGGTCGACCAGGCGGAAGCCGCCAAGGCGATCGAGGGATTGAAGAGCTGGATCGCGCGCGAGGCCGGCTTCTCCTTTGGAACACAAGCGGGGGCCGACCGCTATGGCGTGACGTTGAAGACGCTCAACAAGCGCGCGGTGGTGTTCGCGATCGCGCGCCGCATTCAGGCCAACGGTCTGCCGAGCTTCGAGACCGAGAGCTTCGCCTGTCTGGAAGGCTTCCCGCCGATCTCCCGCTGCGACGACGTCCAGCTCGATCGCCTGTCGGCGAAGATGGGCGCGATGCTGCGGCAGTACATGGGGAGGGCGTGATGGTTCTTTACGCCTCCGCCGATCAAATCGCCCGCGCCATTGTCGCGGCCGCGCGCCTCACTGGGGCGGACCCGCTGCGGCTTTACGAGCCGTCTCCCCGCGCGCCAAACGCGATGTCTCGCGCGCGCTGGCTGGCCTACGCGGCGCTTTCCAGCGTCGTCAAGGGTTGCGCCAACGTGGCTTTGGCGCGGGGGTTGGGAATTGCGCCTGCTTATAACGTGGCCAGCAATTTCCGGATCATGCAAACTTCAAAATGGTGGCGCGAGGATTGGGTTGACGAGGTCGTTGGCGCGATCCTGGCGCCGGAGATCGACCTGCCGAGACTGCCGATTCAAGCCGTCAACGTCACCAATTATGACGAAGTGCAAAAGGCCATCGCGCCCGATTTGGCGGCTCCGGCCGCGCCGGCGTCGTCGTCTGAGGAAAATCTGCGCCGGCATTATCGGCCGGCGCGGAAGCCGAAGCGGAGCGCTGCTCGCGCGCTGGATCTTGGCGAGCCGGTCTCCGGGCGTTCGGCGCTCGATCAGCGTCGCGCGGGCGTCACGCCTCATTATGGCGATGACGACGACGATTTCCAGCGCGGCCGCGCCGGCTGCATCCGCAAGCCGATTTCGCTGCCACGCCTGAAATTTCTGGAAAAGGATTTTTGACATGAAAGCCTTTGCTCTCGCCCTTGGTCTGCTCGCGACGCCGGCATTCGCCGCCGAGGTCCATTTCGCGCCCAGGGAAAATCTCGAAACGATAGACGTCGCGCTGATCGGCGAGGCGCGCGAGAGCATCGATCTCGCGGCCTATGGCTTCAGCTCGACGCCGGTGATCGGCGCGCTGGCCGAGGCCGGGGCGCGCGGCGTGAAGGTGCGGGTCTATCGCGATCACACCCAGCCGCATCCGATCGGCGCCGTCGCCGAGGCGTTGAAGCTTTTGGCGGCCACGCCGAATGTCGAGATCCGCTTCAAGCGCGGCGGCCCGATCATGCACCTCAAGGCCTATGCCATCGACGGCAAGGTCTTCCGCTCCGGCTCAGCCAATTTCACCCACGGCGGCCTGATCCGCCAGGACAACGACCTGACGATCGACCGCGACCCGGCGGCCGTGGCGGCCTTCGAGGCCGATTTCAACGCGATGTGGGGGCGGTGATGGGACATCAAATTCAGACCACGGATTTTCGCCGCGAGATCAACTTTACGGCCGGCGCGTGGCTGGTGATGAGCTGGATCAAATCTTTCACGCCAACGCGCAAGCCTGAGGGAATGAGCGATGTGGAGTGGTTCGACGAGATCAATGGCGTGTCAAAGGCGACGCCAGAAGCGGTCATTCTTGCCAACAGCAAAGTGCCATTCCTTTTCGAAAGGGCGCGGGTCGAAGGGGCTATTTCCGATCCGCGCATTCGTGAGGACGAATTTGAGGAATGCAGGTTGTTCCTGAGCTACGCGGCCGAAAATCGGTGCGGCATTACGGGTAGTTGGTAGGAGGCAAGACATGCTCACTCTCGCCCATCTCGACCGTCAGGAGCTGCTCGCGCTGATCGAGCACGCCGGGATTTACAACGATCCCGGCGCATTCAAGGCCGGCTGGCGCGCCGTTTTGGATGCGCGGATGGCGCAGGCGAGAGCCGCCTACGATAACGCCTATGCGGCCTGGGCGCCGCTCTCCAACAGGGCGCGCGCGGATGCGGAATCGGCCCGGACCACGATTGAGTTCCGGGGTCGCGATCCGGTCGCGATGCGCAAATTCGCCGAGAGCCGGGCCTCGGCGCGCGCGGCGGCCGACGCCTGGAAAAAAGTGCGCGCCGCCGAGCAGGCCCGCGAAAAGATCGCCGCGCTGCTGCGCCTGGTCGGGAGACTGTAATGAGCCTGCGCGTCTCCGACCATGCCCTATTGCGCTATTTCGCGCGCGTCGCCGGCTTTGACGTGGAAGCCCTGCGCGCCGGACTGGCGGCGCAGCTGGAGCGCGGACAGACGGCGGCCGAAAGCATCGGCGGCGGCCATTACGTCATCCGCACCGCCGAGGCCGGCTTTGTCGTCAAGAACGGCGTCGTGGTGACGGTGCTCGCGGCGGATATGGGCGCGGCGTCGCTTTCCGGAGACGGGGCATGATCGGGATCTCCGAGCTGCTCGCAGAGGCGCGGCTGATTTATGCCGAGCGCCGGGATTCGGTCCAGGCGCAGGCGGTTGCGCTCGAGCGAAACCCCAAGGCGGCGAAATTCACGGCCGAGGAAATCCAGAAGCGCCGGGCGCGCCTGCCGAAGGTCGAGGGGATCGGGCGCGGCCTGGCGGCGATCGAGGCGCGCCGCGCCGAGGTTCCGGACTGGATTTTAACGGCCTTTGAAGGGGAGGAACAGCCGTGAGATTGGCGTGCATCGTCCCATTCTGCCGACGGACGCGCGGCCAGCGCAAAGGCGAGCCGCCGATCCGGCCCGGCGAGGAATGGATTTGCGGGCCGCATTACCGCCTCGTCGATCCGGCGCTCAAGGCGCTGCGGCGCCGCGCCGCGCGGGCGAAGCGGTGGCGATTGGCCTGGATGCTTTGGGGCAAGACCAAGCGTCAGGCGATCGAGCGGGCGGTGGGGATATCATGACGATTTTTCGCCCGTTGCCCGACAAGAAATACGACATCATCGTCGCCGACCCGCCCTGGCTGGTCAAAACCTATTCCGAGAAGGGCGAGTCAAAATCGCCGCAGGCCCATTATCGCTGCCACGATATCGAGGCGATCTCGACGCTTCCCGTCTGGCAGATCGCGCGCGGCGATTGCTGGCTGTTTCTGTGGACCTCGGCGCCGCTGCTCAATCGCGCCTTCGACGTCATGCGCGCCTGGCGCTTTTCCTATTGCACGCGCTTCTCTTGGCGCAAGATGACCGCCGCCGGCAAGCCGCGCAAAGGGCCGGGCTTCGTCGTCCGGACGCACCACGAAGACATCCTGATCGGCAAGCGCGGCGCGCCGCTTTATGCCGGGGCGCTCGACTCGCTGCTCGACGGCGTCGCGCGCGAACATTCGCGCAAGCCCGAGGAATTTTACGACCAGATCGAGAGCTTTCTGCCGCGCGCCTGGCGCATCGACCTGTTCTCGCGGCTCGACCGGCCGGGCTGGGATTCGTGGGGTGACGAGGCCGGGAAATTCAACGAGGCTGACCCTGCGCCAGAGCGAGGCTCGGACGATGAGGGATGATTATTACTATCTCCCCGGCGTGCTCCATGAGATCGCGACCATCGCCGGACTGCCGGCGGCGCTGGCGCTCGCCGAAAAATATGGCGGCACGCGCGTGCATTTCCCCAGCCGCGCCCCGGACGGCCATTGGCTGGAGCAGCTCGTCGGGCGCGAGGCGGCCGACAAGCTCTGCGCTCATTTCCGTTCGCGCTTTCGCGGCGGAAACTCGGTCGAGATCCCGCTCGGTCCGAAAAATTTCTATATGAAGGCCCGAAAATTGACCGTTGAACTCAAAGAGCAAGGCGTGTCAGGATATGAAACCGCCCGCCGCATCGGCGTGAGTTCGCGTACGGTCCGCCGCTATCTCGAAGGCGCGAAGGACGACCCGGACCAGGGCTCGCTGTTTTAGCCCTCCCACAAATTCGATGCGGTCAGTTGTCCCCATCATTCCGGGATCGCCCGCGCCTTAGCTTTCTCCCAATCGGAGAAAGCACATGTCCCCGCAATCGCCCTGGCCCCATGAAGATGTCGCCGCCCTGAACGCCTTTTACGGCGATCCGCGCGGGCCGAACGGCAAGGCGAATCCCGCGTGGGAAGCAAAGAACCTCGTGAAATGGCTCTTGCCCTATCCGATGTTCTATTCCTGGGATCTGCACACCCCGGTCGATCATATCCAAGTCCACGGCAAATGCCGCGACACGTTCGACGCGGCTTTCAAGGCGGTCCTCGCCGAACTCGGCCCTGATTACATCGGCGCCCATCGGCTCAATATCACCGGCGGTCTCGGCAATTTCCGCACGGAACGCGGCGGCTCGCGGCTGTCTGTCCATTCCTGGTGGTGCGCGATTGACGTCGATCCGCAGCACAACAACTACCCGAGCCATTGGGCGCCGAACAAAGGCATGATCGACGAGAAGTTCACGGCGATCCTGAAACGGTTCGGCTTCTGCTGGCGTGGCGATGCCGCGCGCCGCGACATCGACCCCATGCATTTCCAGCTTTGCCAGCACTGATTTCCAGCGTCCGGAAAGCGGGCGCAACGCCAGGGCCGGGGCGGTTTCCGGTCTGTTTGAAAGGACATCCCATGAAGGGCTTCAAGACCATCGCCTTCGGCCTCGCGGTCGCCGTGTTTCCCTCCGCCGTCACCTATCTCGGCGGCGTCGATTGGACCACGATCGGCATTTCCCCCGGCGTTTCCGCTTCGCTCGGCATGATCATCGTCGGCCTGCGCGCCATGACGAACACGGCGATCGGCCAGAAATGAGCTTCGTCGCCGCGCTGCTCGCGCTGCTCGACGAAGTGCTGAAGGGCTTGAACCTTTGGCAGACCGGCGCGCAGCGCGCGCAGGACCGGCAGGCGGGGGCCGATTCCGCCGCAGCCGCCACTGCCCAGGACACAGCTGAGATCGCCGATGCGCAACAAGCCAATGACCTTGCTCCTCGCGATCTCGACTCTATCGCTCGCGAGCTGCGCGACCAGGCCGCCGCAGCCGGCGGCGCCGTCGCCGGCGCTGGCGGCGCGGTGCGGCCAGCCGACAAGCTGGACGCCGGCGCAAAAGCTTGAAGTCGCGTCGACGCTGGAGAAGGGCCAGAGCGATCCGGGCCTCGTCCTGCTGGCGCAGGAATGGGACCGCGAGACGAAGGCGATCCGGATATGCCGGGGAATGAAATGAACGAGGGCGGCGCCGATTTGGCCGAAAACCCTTTTGTCGGCGTGGCCCCGCCCCCGCCGAAGCCGCGCTGGGCGCCCCGTTGGCGGCCAAGCGCCGCGTCCATCCTGCCGCATCTGGCCGATCGCGTCGTCAATGACGTGCGCGACGGCTATGCGCTGGAGGCGATCTGCGAACGCCAGCGCTGCGACGGCGAGGTCGCCCTGGCCATGATCGAGCGCGGCCGCGCCAATGGGTTGCTGCTCGATTACGAGGTCATCCGGATTCGCGGGGGCAAGGAATGAGCCGGCAGGGCGAAATCGAAGCCGAGGCGAAGCGGCGCTGTCTCGCAGGCGGCTATTCGCTCGACGTGGAAGCGGGGCGGCTGACGTCCTTTCCGGATCATGACCGGCGGCCGTTGTGGCGCGCGCATTATCTGCCGGAGGTTTTGCGCGAGCGTGAGGAGCAGGCCGCCGGGCCGCCGCTGCCCGATTGGGCCGGCGTCGCCCTGGCGGTTTTGATAGCGGGGTCGCCGGTCCTGGTCGTTCTCGGCGCGATTTTTTGGCATGGGGGCTGGCGATGAAGACGACATTGGACGGCGGACACCTCAAGGCCTTCATCGAGCGCATCGAGCGTCTCGAAGAGGAGAAGAAGGCGACCGGCGACGACATCAAGGACGTCTACGCGGAAGCCAAGGGCAACGGCTACGACGTGAAAATCATGCGGAAGATCATCGGGATCCGCAAACAGGACGACAGCAAAAGGCGCGAGGAAGAAGAAATCCTCGATCTGTATCTCTCCTCGCTGGGAACGGAATGACCATGGACTGGGGCACGGCCGCGCAATGGGGCGGCGTTTTTCTCTCGCTGACGGCACTGCTTGTCGCTTGGCTGAACCGCCGCACCGACGCGATCAAGAGTCTCGAAAAACGGGTCGAAGGGCACGATGCTGATCTTCGCGAGGTCAAGAGCGAATTGGCGCATCTGCCCAGCAAGGATTTGACCGGACGGCTCGAACTCGGCCTGGAGCGGCTTAACGGCCGGCTCGATACGTTAGGCGCGACGCTGACCCCAGTGGCTCAAATCTCGAACCGGCTTCAGGAATTTCTACTCGAACAGGCCGCCCGCAAATGAGCCTCGCCCAGATCATCGAACAAGAAGCGCGCCTGGTCATTCTCCGGACGCTCGCCGAGCAGCCGGACCAAAGGCTGAATTCGGCGCTGCTGCAGGCCGATCTCGCCGAGCGCTGGGCGATCAACAAGAGCCGGGACTGGGTCCATTTCCAGATCGCCGCGCTCGCCGATCTCGGCGCTGTCGCCGTCACGCCGATCGGATCGGTGCAGATCGCCTCGCTCACCACGCGCGGCCTCGATCATGTCGAACGCCGCGTGATGCTCCCGGGCGTGAAGCGGCCGTCGCCGCCGGAGCTTTGAGATGGCAGAGGGGCGCGGGCGGCTTTCCTCGATCGACCTGCTCCCCGACGAGGCGCAGGATCTGATCGTCTGGGCGATGGGCGAGCTGAACAAGCGCAAGCGCACTCAGGCCGATATCCTGTTCGAACTGAATGACCAGCTCGTCGCGCGCGGCGTCGAGCCGATCTCGAAGAGCGCCTTCAACCGCAAGGCCATCCGCGTCGCGAACCAGGCGCGGCGGATCTCCGAGAGTCGCGCGCTGTTCGAAGGAATCGCTCCGCAATTCACGCCGGAGAAGGTTGACGAGACAAACATCGTCATCGGCGAACTGATCAAGGTGCTGATCACGGAAATGCTCGACCGCGACGCCTCGGCTTTCTCGCCCAAGGGCGCCATGGAGATTGCCGCCGCCTATAAGACGGCCATTCAGGGCCAGGCGATATCGTCCGAGCGCAAACGCCGGCTGGAAGTCGAATTCGCCGCCAAAGTCGGCGAAGCGGTGGACAAGGTTTCCAAAGCCAAGGGCATTACGGCCGACACGCGCCACAAGATCATGGAACAGCTCGGCGTCATTCAAAGGGCGGTTTAAATGAGCGCCCTCGTCACCGAAAAGGACATCGTCGGCGCCCGCGCCATCACCGAGGCCGAATGGAAAAAGCTGCGGCAGGATAGCCTCGCCGCCGGCCCGGGCTTCGATCCGGACGCTTCGCTCGACAAGATCCTGCTTCCCTATCAGCAGAAGCTCCTCAGCACGGTCACCTCGTTCGACGTCACGATCGTCGAGAAGAGCCGCCGGACCGGCGCCACCTGGGGCGTCGGCTCCTACGCGGTACTGACCTCGGCTTCCGCGCGCGCCGAAGGTGGCATGGACAGCCTGTACATCGGCTACAATCTCGATATGGCGCGGGAGTTCATCGACTGTTGCGGCATGTGGGCGCTGGCCTTCAACGACGCCATCACCGACGCCGGCATTCAGGAATTCATGTTCGACGATGGGCCGGACCCGGAAAAGCACATCAAGGCGTTCCGCATCCGCTTCGCCTCCGGCTTCGAGATCATCGCTCTGGCGTCGCGGCCTCGCTCTTTGCGCGGCTTTCAGGGCTTCGTCATCATCGACGAGGCCGCGTTCCACGACGAACTCGAGGCGCTGATGGCGGCGGCGCTGGCGCTGCTGATCTGGGGCGGTCGCATCCTGGTCATTTCGACCCATAACGGCGACGAGAACTATTACAACACCCTCGTCAAGGAAGCGCGCTCCGGCGACAAGGGCTATGGCTACGCCCGGTTCGATTTCGACGACGCGCTGAAGGACGGACTTTATCAGCGGGTTTGCAAACGCACTGGCAAGACCTGGTCGATCGAGGCTGAAGCCGCATGGCGCGCGAAGATCATCAAGCAATATGGCGCGGCGGCCGATCAGGAATTGTTTTGCATCCCCACTGAGGGTTCGGGCGCGTGGCTTTCCGCACCTTTGATCGAGGCCCGCGCCCGGCAAGGCATTCCAGTCAAAAGGCTCGCAGTCCCGCAGGGCTTCACCTTCTGGAAGGATCATGCACGCCGGCAATTCATTACCGATTGGTGCGAGCGCGAGCTGCTCCCAATCCTCAAAACGCTCGATCCGCATCTGACCCATTTCATGGGCGGCGACTACGGCCGCATCTCGGATTTGAGCGTGCTCTGGCCGCTGGCGATCACGCGGACGCTGCGGCGCACGACGCCCTTTGTCGTCGAAATGCGCGCCGTCCCGTTCGACTGCCAAAAGCAGGTGCAGGATTATATTTTCGAGCGCCTGCCGCGTTTCGGCGCTTTCAAAGGCGACGCCACTGGCCTCGGCTACGCTCTGGCGGAGGCCGCACAACAGAAGCTTGGCGAGTTGCGCGCCGAAGCCGTGATGCTCAACGTGCCCTGGTATCGCGAGAACGCCGAGCCGCTGAAAACCGCCTTTGAAGACGACATGATCGAGATCCCGGCCGACGCCGAAATCACCTCCGATCTGCGCCTCGTCCAGGTCAAGGGCGGCGTGCCCTTCATGCCGGCGGTGAAGAGCGGCGTGCAGAAGGACCGCCACGGCGACGCGGCGGTGGCCTTGATACTGGCCTGGGCGGCGACGCGCTCTCTGATCCTCGCCTACGATTACGAGAGCATCGGAACGCTCCGTGACGGCCGGCGCGGCGAAGATGACGCGGACGCTCAGGATATGAACCTGCCGCAGGAAGGGCTTTATTGATGGCCGATCTCGAAAAGCGCCTTCAGGCGGAGGAAGCCCAGACCGGCATGCATGGACCGAGTCCGATCCTCGGCCCGGACGGCCAGCCGGCGCGCCGCCAGCTTTCGCTCAAAGAAATGCACGAGCTGGCGGAAGAGATCGCGCGGCCGGAGCTGATCGGGACGCGCGTCTTCTGGGACCAATCGGCCGCCTCGGGCCTGACGCCGCAACGCCTGGCCAATTTGCTGCGCGGCTCGATCCGAGGCGACATTCGCCTTTACCTCGAACTCGCCGAGGAAATGGAGGAGCGCGACCCGCATTATTTTTCGGTCCTCGGCACCCGTAAGCGCGCCCTGACCCAGATCAAGCCGTCGATCGAACCGGCTTCCAAAAGTCCGGAAGACGTCAGGATCGCAGCCGAAGTCGAAGCGCTCGCCGCCGCGCCGGAATTCCGCGACATGCTGCGGGACCTGGTCGACGCCTTCGGCAAGGGCTTTTCGGCGGTCGAGATCCTGTGGACCGAACGCGACGGCAAATGGGTTCCAGGCGGCTATGTCTGGCGCGACCCGAAATATTTCACGTTCGATTACATCTCGCGCTCCGAACTGCGCCTCGCCGACTTCACCACGATCGACGGGACAGCGCTGCCGCCAGCGAAATTCATCCGCCATCTGCCGAAGCTCAAGAGCGGCATTCCGATTCGCTCGGGCCTCGCCCGTGTCGCCGCCTGGTCCTATTGCTTCAAGAACTTCTCGATCAAGGACTGGGCGTCGTTTCTGGACGTGTTCGGCATGCCGATCCGCGTCGGCAAATATCACCCCTCGGCCACGCCCGAGGAGCGCCGCAAGCTGCTGCAGGCGGTGGCGTCGATCGCGGTCGACGCGGCGGCGATCATCCCCGAAAGCATGATGATCGAGTTCAACGAGGCCAAGAGCACCGGCCAGGTCACCTTCGAGGGCATGGCCCGCTATTGCGACGAACAGGTCTCGAAGGCGGTCATCGGCCAGACCATGACGACGGATGGCCACGCCGGTGGCCTCGCCCAGGCAAAGGTCCACAACCAGGTCCGCATCGACATCATGGACGATGACGCGGACCAATTGTCCGCGACGATCAATCGCGACCTGGTGGCCTGGTACGTCCGGTTCAATTACGGCGACAAGGTCAAGCCGCCCGTCCTGGTCTTCCCGGTGGCGGCGCCCGAGGACATCGCGGTTCTCTCCGACGCGCTCGGCGTGCTGGTGCCCATGGGGCTGAAGGTCAGCCAGCAGCATGTGCGCGAAAAGATCGGCGTGCGCGAGCCGATGGACGGCGAGGATCTGCTGATGGCGCCCCAGGCGCCGGCGCCGAAGGATCCGAACGTCATCAACGAGGCGTCGAAATCTGCGCTCAATCGCTCGCAGGTCTCCATCTGCCCCTGCGGCTGTGGCAAGCCTTTGGCGCGGACCGCTCTCAACGCCGAGGCGGTTTCGCCGGCGAGTGAGCCCGACGTCATCGACCAGATCGGCGCGGAAGAGGCGGCCGAATGGGAGCCGCAGCTCTCGCCCATTGTCGAGGCGATCATGAAGGCGCTGGAGGAATCCTCGTCCTATGAGGAGTTTTCCGCCGCGCTCGACGGCCTCGCCGCGTCGATCGACGTCGACCCGCTGGCGAAGCGGCTCATGATTTCGGCCATGAAGGCGCGCGGCTTTGGCGATGGCACGGGGCCGAAGGGGCGGCTCTAATGGCGGACGCCTTCGCCTCCGACCTGTTCAAGAAACCGCCGGCCGAGGTGCTGCGTTTTTTCGACGCCAAGGGCGTCAAGCCTTCGTTCGACTGGCGCGATCTCTCTTTCGAGGAGCACGCTCACGCCTTCACGGTCGCCAAATCGACCGGCTATGACATTCTCGGCGATATCAAGGGCGCTCTATCCAAGGCCATTCACGAGCGCCAGGACTTCGCCGAATTCCGCCGCGAGCTTGAACCCGTGCTGCGCGCAAAGGGCTGGTGGGGCAAGAAGGTCGAAACCGATCCGCTCACCGGCAAGACGAAGGAAGTCCAGCTCGGCTCCGTGCGCCGGCTCGAAACGATCTATTGGGCCAATGTCAATACGGCCTATGCGGCCGGCGAATGGGAGCGCATCCAGCGCACCAAGCGCGTGCTGCCCTTCCTGCGTTATTTGATCTCGACCGCCGTTCACAAGCGCATGGAGCATCTGGCCTGGGTCGGGACCATCCTGCCGGTCGACCATGAATGGTGGGACACGCATTACCCGCCGTCCGCCTGGCGCTGTCAGTGCCGAGTCGAGCAGCTCTCCCACGATGAGGCGATCGAGGCCGGCTATAACCCGGACGATCCGGAGGAGCCCGAAAGTTTCGGCGTGCAGGATTATGTCAACAAGCGCACCGGCGAGGTCTCGCGCGTGCCTGTCGGCGTCGATCCGGGCTGGAACATCAATCCCGGCAAGACGCGGATGCAGACGGCCGGCGACTTCCTGACGGGAAAGCTCGACGCCATGGACGAAAACATGCGCCGGATCGCCGTCGAAGATCTGGCCGGCTCCTGGCTGATGAAGCGCATTCAGTCGGGCGAAATTCCCTACGAGCCATCGAGCCGCGATCCGGCAAACATCCAGCGCGGCCAGATCGAGGCGCCGATCGCCATCTTGCCGGCCGAGCTGGCGGCCGCGATCGACGCGAAATCCGAGGTCGTTCGCTTTTCGGTGGCCACGGCGACGAAACAACTGAAGGAAGAAAAAGGCCGCAGCCATTTCACGCCGAAGGATTACGAGAAGGTCCAGAGGCTGATCGACCGCGGCGAGGCGCTGGTCCAGAACGACGGCCGCGATCTGCTGTTCCAGGGCAATGTCAACGGCGAGGCGTGGCTGGTCGTCGTCCGGCGCGCCCAGAGCAAACCGGACGAGGTGCGCCTGACCACATTCCATCGGACCAATGCGAAGGACATGGCCAGCAACAGGCAGCGCGGCGAAGTGATCCGGAAGGGCGAGGAATGAGCGAACGGAGGGGCGGTACTCCCTCGCAGCTTATAGCTGGCGCACCAATGTCTCGCCCGCTCACCCTCGCCATCAATATAGTCGCAGGCGCTCGAAAGTTCAAACCGCCACAGAAGGCCGTACAGCGCCATCGCCTCTTTCTGGCTCCGGCTAGCCGCCGACTTCGCTGAAGCCCGCCCGTGGCGTTAAATGGCCATTCAATTTCGATGTTTCTGGAAGAGGAAACCGCGCGCTGCGCGAGGGCCGCCGAAAAGTCGATGCGGACATGTGTCCCCATGAATTCGGGATCGGCCGATAAGCGATTGTGGCCCCATGAGCCACGCAAATGCAATCGCATTTTTCGCCCTTTGCTCCGAAGCCCAGACCCCCGGCTTCGGTAACGGTCTGGCGCTGAATTTCGACGGAGCGGATCTCGCGCCGGAGTGGATTCAGCTCATGCCGCGTGGGCCGCGTCTTCGCGGCAACGATGGACGGACGTGGCTTCTCGAAGAACCCCAGGGGCTGGTGGAGGCGTTCAATGCGCGCGGCCTGAAGCGTCCGATCGACATCAACCACGCCGCCTTCCTGAAGGCGCCGCGCGGCGAGGAGTCCCCCGCCGCCGGCTGGATCGAGGAACTGGCGGTCCGCGATGGCGCGATTTTCGCCCGCGTCGACTGGACGCCCAAGGGCCGCGAGGCGGTGCTCAACCGCGACTATCGCTACATCTCGGCGTCTTTCAACCACGACGCCAAGGGCAATGTCGTCGAGATGCTCGGCGCCGGCCTGGTCAACACGCCCAATTTCACCCTTCCAGCTCTCAACAGTGAGACCCGCTCGATGTTCAAAGACCTTTTGAAGAAACTCGGTCTGCCCGAAACCGCGACCGAGGCCGAGGCCGTCGCCAAGGTCGGCGAGCTGCAGACAGCGCTCAATTCGAACCAGGTCAGCCTGGCGAGCTATGTTCCCCGCGCCGACTATGAGATCGCGGTCAATCGCGCCGCGACGCTCGAAGCCGAGATCGGCGCCGGCAAGAAGGCGGCGCATGACGCCGAGGCCGCCGCCGCGATCGACGAGGCGGTCAAGGCCGGCAAGATCAGCCCCGCGACCAAGAGCTTCTATGTCTCGACCTGCGCCAGCGCCGAAGGCCTCGCCGAATTCAAGAAATTCGTCGCCGCCCAGCCAACTCTGTTCCAGCCGCAGGTCACGCCCGCAACGCCGGCGGCCGACGGCGCTGTCGCGCTCAACGCCGAGCAGAACCTCGTCGCCGAGATGATGGGCGTCGACGCCAAGGCCTTCTCCACCTTCGTCGCGCCGAAAAGCGCCTGATCCTTCCTGAGGAGTTGACATGACCGCTCTCGTCGCCGGCCGCATCCCGAAAAAACTCGCCGACAGGACTTCCCGCCGTTTCCCCGTCGCCGCCGCGACCGTCTGCTGGGAGGGCGGCATGGTCGGGCTTTCCGGCGTCGGCGCCGCCGCCGTCGCGGTTCCGATGTCCGTCGCTGTCGGGCTGAAATGCGTCGGCGTCGCCGACGGCACTGCCGATAACCGCCTTGGGCTCGCCGGGGCGCAGACGGTCGACGCCGATCTCGGCCCGTATCTGATGAATAACGACGCTGGCGATCCGGTGACGATCGCCGACATCGGCAATCCCGTCTACGCGAGCGACGACAACACCGTCTCGAAGACCAATGGCGGCAACACCAAGTCGCAGGCCGGGACGCTTTTCAACATCGATCCCTCGGGCGCCGCCTGGGTTCTGTTCAGCTGAGCCGTATGCGGCGATAGGAGAAGTTCATGCCTCGGGTCATCACGCCATCGCTCCTGGACGCCATTTTCCAGGGCTATAATTTCCGCTTCAACGACGCCTTCAAGGGCATCACGCCGACCTGGTCGAAGGTGGCCATGGAGGTTCCATCTTCGGGCTCGGCCGAGAATTACGGCTGGCTCGGTCAGATGCCCCGCATCCGCGAATGGATCGGCGATCGCGTCATCAATACGCTGGATTCGTTCGGCTACCAGATCAAGAACAAGACCTTCGAGAGCAGCTTCGCGCTCAAGCGCGAGCAGATCGAGGATGACCAGTTCGGCCTGTTCTCGCCCGTCGCCGCCGAATTCGGGCGTTCCGTCGCGCTGTTCCCCGACGAGCTGGTCTATGGATTGTTCTCGGCGGGCTTCACTACCCATTGCTTCGACGGCCAGAACTTCTTCGACACCAACCATCCGGTCAAGGACGCCAACGGCAACCCGACCTTCGTGTCGAACGTCCAGGCCGGCGCCGGGCCGTCCTGGTTCCTGCTCGACACGACGAAAAGCATCAAGCCGTTCATCTTCCAGAACCGCCGCAAATTCGAATTCGTGGCCAAGACCAATCCGCAGACCTCGGACCAGGTCTTCAAGACCAATGAATTCATCTATGGCGTCGATGGCCGCTGTAACGCCGGCTTCGGCTTCTGGCAGCTGGCCTATGGCTCCAACGCCCCGCTCAACCGCGCCAACTTCCGCGCCGCGCGCCAGGCGATGCTGACGCTGAAGGCGGATTTTGGTCGCCCGCTCGGGATCAATCCCAACGTCCTGGTGTGTGGCCCGTCGCTGGAAGCGACCGCGCGCGATCTGTTCAAGTCGGACTTCCTGCCTGTCGATGGCGCGCCCGGCGAACCCGCTCTCGTCGGCGCCACCGGTCTGATCGCGAACACGGATCGCGACCTGGTCGAGGTCTTCATGAGCCAGTGGCTCGCCTGATTTAAGGGGTTTTAAAATGGCGAAAAAACCCTCCCAAACCGATGTCGCCGCCCCCGTCATGGCGGGCGCGGCCGGCGAGATCGTCAAGGTGCGCGGGCCAGAGGACGGGCGCTGGCGCGGCGGCCTCCAGTTCGGGCCGATCGAACTCGAAATCGACCTTTCGACCATCACGGCGGCCGATTTCGAAGAAATCGAGGCCGATTCCTATTTGACGGTGCGCCGGCTGGAGCCGCCGGCGGCCTGACCAGAGCTTCGGGGCGGACCTTCCCCGGAGAGTGCCCATATGGGCGTTTCCTCCCAAGGTGACTGCCGGGCGCCCGCGCCCGGCTCTTTTCCCCATCTGGAGTGAGCCGTGCCTTACGCGACCGAGGACGATCTGCGCGCTAAATGGGGTTCGGCCCAGGTCGATCTCCTGGCCTATGACGACGCCAGCCAGTCGGTCAGCGAGACGCGTATTGT